GCGCGCCGCCGCCGGCACCCCGCCCGCCGCCCCCCCCGCACCCCCCGCCAATAGTGCAATCACGGCAGAACAAAGGGCAAGGGCGGACGCTGATACAGCATTGGGACAACGCATAACAGCGATTGATACCGCCTACAAACAAGCCGACACCGCCACCAACGCCAAACTTGCCAACGCTGAAAAAGCCATTAGCGATACAAATCAGGCACTATCACAGCGTATTAACACGCTTGATGCCCAATACAAAAAGGCTGATAAGGACTTAACCGCCCGTCTTGCCCGAGAAGAGACGGCACGAGCGACTGGCGACAATGCCAACAGTCAAGCAATCCGTACGCTTGAAAGCACAGTACAAGGCGTGAGTGGGCGAGTTGGCACAAGTGAGAGCAAAATCGCAACGCTAGAACGCACAACAAGCGACACAAATCAAGCATTGGCAACCGCTCAAAGTCGGCTAAATGCACGGTTTGACAGCTTGTCCGTTGGGGGCAGAAATTTGCTGTTTAACACAGCCAATTTCTCTAAATACTTATCTTTTACCGACCGAGCAAGATATGCCAATATGGACAGCTTTGGGCGTATAGATACCATCAGTAGCGGTCATGTGGGGATATTGGTAAATACCAAATCAACGCACACAATCAAAGCAAATGAGCAAGCCATATTAAGTTTTGAGTATCGCACAGACATGCCCAATTTGCTTTATACCTACATCATCAATGACAATAAAAACTGGCGGATTGTGCCAAATCATAACGTTGCCAATGATGGGCAATGGCAAAAAGCCATCATGGGGTTTACCGCCCCAAAAGATTTGACAAATATCCGTGCTTTGATGGGTGCAATGTCTGCTCCTGTGGGCAGTTATTTAGAAATCCGCAAAGTCAAGCTAGAACGTGGTAACATCGCAACCGACTGGACACAAGCCCCAGAGGATTTGCAAGTTGATTTATCGCCCTATGCCACCAGTGCAAATCTTGATGAGTTTAAGCAGACACAGGCGGATAAAGATACTGCCACCGCCCAAAAGCTCTCTAAGCTACAAAGCGACATCGGCACAAAGGCAAATGCCACCGCCCTTAACAGCTTAACCACCAAAGTTAATCAAGCAGACGGCAAAATTACCGCCCAAACCCAAAGGCTTAACACCTTACAAAGCACAGTAAGCGGTAATACTTCAAGTATTAACACGCTTAGCCAGTCTTTGACAACAAAAGAGCGTGCGTTAAGCGAGCAAATTAACACCGCCAAATCAGAGCTTGGCGGACGTATTACACAAATAAGCAACGAAACACGCACGCTAAGCAACGCTAATAGAACAATTAGTGAGCAAATTAACACCGTACAAACCACGGTACAGGGGCAAACCGCAAGCATTCGTAATGTGGAGCGTTCTGTCAATGGCGTGCGTTCAATTAAAGCGGTAACGGTGGATAACAACGGCTTCATCTCAGGCTATGTGCTTATGAGCGATTTGCAAAATGGGCGTGTTACAAGCCGTTTTGGCATCAACGCTGACCAAATCTACTTTGGGACAACCACCAACGCCAAAAAGCCCTTTGTCTTTACCACCAGAGCGACTACCATTGATGGGGTGAGCTATCCTGCTGGGGCGTGGATAAACAGTGCCAGTATTGCCCATGCCAGCATTAACATGCTCCACATCGCCGACAGCATCCAATCGGATAACTATGTGGCAGGCAGACAAGGTTGGCGGCTGTTCAAAGATGGCAGGTTTGAATTAAACAACACCTTTGGCGATGGGTCAAGTTTGGAGCTTAACTCACAAGGTCTTACCGTATGGTATGACAAAGCCCAAGGCAAAAAAGCGGTAGAGCTCGGGATTTTACTATGATGACAGGACTAAAAGTATGGGACAGGCAGGGCAATTTATTGACCGACATCACAGGGCGATACCCCAAACTCATCCACAGCTTGACCATCGCCGAACGCACCAATCAGACGGTGAGTTACACGCCCCCTGATGGCACAGAGTTGCTTGTTGTTCCCATCTATTTGGGGCGTAACGATGAAAGTGTCCAAACCAATACCGCAACCGATGAAGATGACGATGATGCTTACACCTACAACCTTTGGCGTGTAAATATCACAACAGCAAAAGACGGCTTTACCATCACCACCCAAGATAATCACAAAAAGATTGTCCCCATCAAAATATACTGGGGCTATTTATAATCCAAAGGACAAATATGATATTTAAAACCTACACCAAACAGGGGCAAATCCTGCTTGACAGTCAAACCCCTGTATTTGCACTTATGAAAACCGCCCATCTGACACGCCTATTGACACCCACCTTTGACCAAAACAAGCGAGAGCTTTGGTATAGAGCAAAACGGCTGGGGGTTAACTCAAAAATGCGACAAAGATGGGTGAACATTCATACCAAAGAATACTGTATGTACTATGCAGACGTGCCATCTGTCATGACCCCCATTACCACAATCTCCTATGATGGGATAGCCGCCGAGTGCCAGCCGATTGTGTTTTTAAACGCAGGGCAATTTGATGGTAAAATACGGCTCATGTTCTATTCAAATGGCAGATTATCAGATGAACAGCTGGCTCGTTACCGCATTCACGTCTTTGACATCAATGTCCAAAGACAAACGCAGGTAGGCATCAATCTGTACGATAAAAAGGGCAATGTAACATTTAGCAATCACAGTAGGCTGTTAAATATGGACACGCTTACCATCCACAATCACCGCCCTTTTATAAGTGCCAAAGAAGCCATGGAATTGCTTGACATTTACCGTGCCATTGAATTAGGTCAGGTTGGTGCAGACTTTAAAGCTGACCGCCGTTTAGAGTTAGAAGCAGAATTTGAATACTGGCAAGGTGAGATTAGACGGATATTAAGGGAGAAAAGCAAAGAAGATGGCTTCACCCAAAACGGCTTTATTAAAGTAGGTCAAGGCTATCTTAACACAAGCATTAAAGGTGTAGCAGGCTTTGGCGTGGATGATTTGATAATCATCAAAGCTCGGGCATTTTTTGGTTTTAAAGGTATTAGCTTGCTTCACGAGATGGCAAAGCAGGACTGGGTTGATTATTCCTTTGTAAAACACACCCAAAAGATGGCGTGTATTGGCTGTCGTGATGGGCTATTTGTTTGCCCAACATGGGATTTTGACAACATAAGAACCGATGGCAAAAGAAAAGGCACACACGTCATTGGCACAACCAAAAATCATGCCACCCATGTCAGATATACTCATATTTAATACATTTGTTCACCATTTAACGCACAATTAACCCACGCCCCAAGCGAACCGCTTAGGGCTTTTTTATTGGAGAGACTATGAACGAAAATCAATGGTTACAATTTTTAGTAACCCTGCCTTATGTGCTGTTTTTGGCATTGGGTGGCGGGCTTGCCAATTTCATCATGAAGCTAAATCAAGCGACCGAGCCACAGCCTGTTAAGACATTATTTATAAGGTTTTTGGGCGAGATGTTTTTGTCAGGATTTGCAGGATTGACAACTTTTCTGCTGTGCCGTGAGTGGGGGCTGTCGCTTAACTACACCGCCGTCATGGTTGCCATGGCAGGGCATTTGGGCGGTAATGCCATTAGTCAGATGTCCAAACTTTATGATAACTTAACCAAACGCCCCTAGGGGCTTTTTTAATGGAGAAAATTATGAGTAGCTATGTAAGACAGTTACAAACTCGGCTTAAAGACGCTGGGTTATACACAGGCGAGATTGACGGTATCGCAGGAAAATTAACCGTGCAAGCGGTAGAACTTGCGATTGCAAAGGGCGTTTGTACCACAGGCGAACAAAAAGATGTGGCGGTTATTCACGCCACTGACCCGACCGTGGATGGTAACGAGCATTTGCTGGATAAGCCAATACCCATCGCAACGGTAAAAAATATTGGCTTTGAGTTAAGTGAGAATAGCCTAAAAAAATTGGTCGGTGTAAATCCAAATCTAGTCAAAGTCGTTAAGCGAGCCATTGAAATTACAGGTATTGATTTTCGCATTACCGAAGGTGTTCGCACTAAAGAACGCCAAGCTCTACTTGTCAAGCAAGGCAAAAGCAAAACAATGAACTCACGCCATCTCACAGGGGATGCTGTGGACTTGGTGGAGATTGTGGATGGTGAGGTATCTTGGGATTTTAATCATTACTACGCTATCGCTAAAGCCTTTGCTGACGCGGGGGGTGAGCTTGGTGTCAATATCCGATGGGGCGGGTCATGGTCGGTCATCTCTGGTAGAAAAGATGCACCACAAGACTGGGTCAAGGCGTACAAAGCCGAACGCAAAAAACTTGGCAAAAAAGAGTTTTTGGACGGGGTGCATTTTGAGATTCCTGCTTAAATAAACCATAACCCCTGACTAGGTATTTCCCTAGTCAGGGGTTATTTTTTTGTGGAAAATTTGCGGAAATTTTATTTTAAAATAAACCAAGTTATTGATTTATAA